GATTATTTAAAGCAACCCAGTTTTCTTCTATTGCAGGAAACTTTACTAAACTTAAAGCATCTATTCCATCTTTTTCTACATTCTCATCAATAAATAATTCTATTGTTTCTAAATTTTTAGCCATTGTGTATTTTTTTAATTATAATTAATTTAATTTTTATTTGTTTTAATTATCCTATACTTGCTGATTGTACTATATTTCTATCCAAGCCTTGTTGAGTTGTTACATCATTCGCTACTACATAAGCCTTAATAGGTTGTTGTTCTTTTGAGCCAATTGTTTGTGCTAATTGATTTGTTGAACTTGCACCTACAACGTTAAATGCAGGAGCAGTAGGACCAGAACCCATTCCACCACCACTTGGAGCAGAACCACCACCACCACCACTTGGAGTTTTAACTGCTAATATAGATTGTACATTTTTCAATCCACCTGCTATTGCTAAACCTGCAGAAATATAAGGATATGCTGGACCTATAATTGATATTGGATTTAATTGTGCATTTTTAAATGCTGATTGTGCTGCTGAATAAGTGTCAATAGTTGCAGATGCTACTGCGGCTACTTTTCCTGCTGCAGTATTTTTACCAACTAAATCTGATATTTGACTCAACATTGCAGAACCTCTTTGTAAATTTTGAACTTTAGCTTCAGCTAATTTATCATCTATTACTTTTTGTGCTTCAGCATTTGCTTTTAAATTAGTTGTTAAAGCATTATCTATTTCTTGCTTCTTAACCGCATATTCGTTTTCAGCATCAACTCTTGCTTGTGTACCTAAAACTGCACTATCTATTTTTAATTGCAATCTTGCAAGTTCAATAGTTTTTTCTTCTTCTAAATTTGCTCTTTGATTTTCAAGTTTTTTTAATTCATCAGTTTCTAAACTTTCATTAAATTTCTTTTGTTCAATTTGTAAAGCATTTAAATTTTCTATTTCACTTTGTCCTAAAGCTATTTTTTCTTTTTGTAATGAAATATTATTTGCAATGTTCTCACTTCTTAAACCTTCTATTTGAGCAAGTACACCCTCTTTATTAGCTAAAGCATCAGTAACAGCAGCCTGATTCTCTATACTTTTATTCATATTATAAGTAGCTTGTGCAGCCGCAACTTGTAAACTTGCTTGTGATAGCATTGCTTTTTGTTGCTTTTCTAAAACACCACTTAATTTATTATTAGCTTCAATTCTGTCGTCAATAGAAAGTAAATCATTATCTCTAATTTGTCTTAACTTTTCTGCTTGTCTATCATATTGTTCAACTAATCTACCTTGTTCAGCAGCCGCTAATATTGCTGAATTTTGAAGTTTAACATTTGCTTCAGATGCTTTAAAAGTTTTTACTGCATAGTTACCAATGGCTTCAGCAGCATCACTAACTATTTTTTTACCTTTATCAAATGAATCATTAACACCTGTTAAAACATCTAACGATTCTTTACCTGCTTTCTTTACAGAATCCATTGCACCTGAAAAATCACCTTCAAATACTTTTTTAATTGCTTCGCTTACAAAACCTAAAGTATCTAAAAATGAATTAAATCTTTCAATTAAATTTTCTTTAACTAAATCACCAAACTTTTGTAAATATTTTGTAGGGTTTTCAAATACATCTTTAAAGATTTTAATTACTGCAGGAAAATTATTTGATACAAATCCAATTAAATCATTAAAGGCAATAGATAAAGCACCAATAGCAGTATTAAATAAATCAACTACCTTTTGATTTTTACCTAATATTTCTTTAAATAAATTAAAGGCTTCCATAACTAAACCAATACCAATAGCTTTGACTGCTAATCCCATTCCTTTAAATCCATCAGCTAAAGATTTAACTCCTGATTCAGCACTTTTAGTTGACTTCTGTATGCCTTTTATTTCGTCAGCAGTATCTTCAAAAGTATTACCTAATTTTTTAACGTCTTTAGTTATACTATTTAAATTGCTTTCTATTTTTAACGTAACTACCTTATTTTCCATTGTCTTTTTATTTGTTCAAATACTTGACTCCAAGTAGTTATTAATTTATATTTTCCTTTTGCTATTTCTATTACTTCGCTTTGTCCGTAATGTTCGTGCAATGCTAATAAATCTAAAATGTGTTTTATCATAATGTTCTTAAGTCAGTTAATAATTCAAATGATGCTTCACCTGTTGTTAAATCCGTTGTGAATGAATTTATAATGTATCTTTTGTCTCTTATTATAACCCTGTTATTTAGTTTTAAAGACGTTAAAACCGAAATAGGTAGTATAGCACTAACTTTGATTAATCGTGCTCTATAATTAAAAATATTACTTATATAATTTGAGTAATAAGTTTGGTATAAACTATTAACTACAACTTCATTTGTCAATGTACTTTGTTGTTCAGGGAAATTCAATGAATAAGTAAACCCACCCGTTAATAATTCTTGACCGAATGCTTTATAACTTGTGTGTTGAGTTGAAGTTCCGCCTGTTAAAACCGTATTAAACCAAAAATCAGTATCAGTTAAACTTGTTAATGCTGTAGGATTATAATCATATAAAATTATTGGCTTAGGTATGTACTTTTGTAAATCAGTTTTCAAGCAATAACCAACTTGAAGTTTATCTTTTAAGTTATTAAAGTTCAAATCATCAAATGGTAATTTAATAGAATATTCCTCTCCATCATTATTTGTAGTAAATAATAAATTTCCATAATCAATTCCATTATTTGAAAGAAAACCTACATTGACCAATGATTCAGATTTTTCATATAAGAAGTTAATTTTTTTATAAGTTTTAACTCTTGTTAAATTCATTGAATCTGTCTTAATATATTTTGTCAAATTAATAATATTACCAGTAGTATAATAGTTTTCTAAGGTGTCGATTGTATAGTTTACTCCGTCACTTGAAAAACAAGTAAGATTAAACATTTTTAAAACACCAGCAAAAAAGTCCTCGATTTTAATTTCTGGCATATAATTACTTAATTGTAATTTAGTATCTGGTGTGGTAAATGTTATACCAGGTACTGTAAATTGGTATCCTACAACTTCAGTAATAATATTCTCATAAATTGATGCTACATAGATTTGAGCATCATAAGACATACTTTCAAATGAACCTATATAAAATTCAAAATATTCACCTGTTGCAAATCTATTTCCTGTTGATTGTATTGAAAATGTTTTCGTAACTGATGCAACAGAAGTAAATGTTTCGGAAGTAAAATATAAAATTCCATTTCTATAAATATATACAGTATAAAATTTTCCGCTTACGGTTGGAGTTATTTTTAAATCAGCATATTTTTCAACAAACGTACCTCCAGCAGCTGCAAATGGTGCTGTATAAATATTTTCTAATCTTTGAGCCGGTACATTAAACGAATACCCTGTACCAGGAACTTCATCGTCCTCATATTCAAATAAAATTTTATCTAAAAATTCTTTTTGTGAAAAACTATCCCCGTTTTTTAAATATAAATAAGCATTTGTAAATCTTGCATCTGTTAAAAAAGCACTTGGATTTTCAGCCGTTCCTTGTAAATTAACATCAAACTCATTCTCAATCATATTGAAAACTGTTTTTAATCTTATTGCAGGAAATAACTCGTTAAATCTAATTGGGTATAATGTATTACTTATATTATTTGTAGGGTCAATTGCACTATCATAATTCCAATATCTATCAGATGAAATTAACGGAAACATTACATCGGAACTTGTTGCAGTTTCAACTACTTTTTGTTTTACAATAGTTCCACTATACAAAATATCGTACAAAGTACTGTCTAAATCTTTTAAAAATTTACCCGCAAATTTGTCTTTTAAGTTTCCTAAGTTACCAATAAAAGTAATTGAATAGCTTTGTACATTATTTTCTTTTATATCGCAGCTTTCTAATTGTATCTTACCACTTCTAAAAGGTATCGTGTCCAATTCAATATATGCATCGGCTTTTACTAACGTACTAAATTGAGTATCCAAAGAATTTTCATACCAATGTTTGAAAATCTTATTATTGTTTTTAGTAGCAGGAACTGTAAATGTTTGGCTAAAATCTGTATATGTTTTACCTATATCATTTATGTTTTGAATAGAACTTGTGACGCTTATTTTTTCGTCAGCAAATAACTCAACCCTATCATATTCTAATGTAGATAAATTCTTTATGTATATTCCTACTACTATCATACAACGTCATTTATTAAATCAAAAGCGTATTCAAAATCAATTTCAAAGTTTATCATTTTATCTTTTAATTGTGTTTTAAAAGTATGTGATTGTGTTTTAACTTTTACGGGTTTATTATCTAACAATACAGTTTCACTTAATAACAAATCAGTTATTAATTCATTGTAGTTTTCATCAACCCAACCCGTATTTAATTTAACAGTTTGTGTTCCGTTTATATTAAAAACTTTGCTTTGCCCTTTATATATATTATAATTAATTGCATCAGGAAGTAAATTATATTCAGAACCTTTTACGCTTACAGCATTTGTTTGAGCCTTAAAGAATCTTAAAAATTCCCAACCCCCATATCTATTTATAAAAGTACATTCAATAGGTGTGTATTTACATTCTTCAATAGATAAAACATCAAACCCTGCAGATTGTAATATAACATTTAAACTATCTTTTAAAATAATAGATACTGCACACCCATCTGCAAAATTTACATTATTTGGATATTGAGTTAATAATATTTTTAAATTGTAAATACCTGTCAATCCTGTAATGTTTTCAGTTACACTTAATGTGTTAGCTAAATTATAATATGTTACTTCAACTTTTCCACCTGAAGGAATGTCAACTATATAATTAACATATCCTTTTGAAGTTGATGACGTTTTTAATATGTTTTTTTTAATTGAACTATTAGATAAAATACCACTACTATAATTATCTATTATATTATTAACGCCATTAAGATAATCTGTAAATCCATTTATACCTACATAATCAATAGTGTTTAAAAGCGTATATGTAGTACCTACTAATTTATATCTTTTAATTTGAAATTTTACCCATTCATTATTATCTTCATAGGTAGTTAATATTCCAGTTGGTTTTGTTGGTTTTATATTATCTATATATTCTTTTACATAATTAGAAACATTATAAGACGTGTTTAATTGTGTTGTACTTGGATTTAATTTCGATAGTGTATATGTTGGAGTTGCAGGAACTGAACTACCATTAGGATAAATATATAATTCAACTTTGCTACCTATTGCACCCGCCTCATTTACTTCAATTATAAACGGACTTCTAACTTTTACTACTTTCATACTGTATGATATTTTGTTTCAATCAATTCCTCGTCAATATATATTTCCTCTTTACAATCCCACAAAACTACGTACTGACTTGAGTCAATTATATTTTCGCTTTTAATTGTAAAAGTTTCAATTGTATCTTCTGCTTTATAAATTTTTACTATATTCATTTTATATCTTTTAAATTATAATCTACCATTGTTTCTATATCTTGTCCAAATGCTTTTAATAAATCAACATCTATATATTTCTTATATCCTTCTTCAAATGGTTTTGTAAAAAACAAACTTGGTTTAATTCCTTTGTGAAATATTGAACGTGTAATTAAATAAGCAGTTGAATCATAACTTAAAAATTTACCTGACTTTCTATCACGAAATTGAAACCCTTTTTGTTTAACCCATTGATTTATTCCTTTAGTTAAACCACCTTTTCTACCTGTACCACTACCAAATTTAAATGGACTATTCGGTGCTTTATTAGAACTTGTTTTACCTTTTACTCCTTGGTCTACAAATGCTCCATAATCAGCCATTTGAAACCCTACAATAGTATATCCGTTTTCAGTTACTACTTCACCTTTTAAACTATTATATAATTCTTTAGAACTATTTTTACCACTTTTAGATAGATTACTTTTTGACTGTTGAATGACATAATCCCGAAATTTAGTTATAACTTTTTCTACTTCTAACATATTTATATAAATGTAAATCTGTAATTCTTTTTATATTTCATAATTCTTTGATATTCTCCACCATATATAATATTTGTTGAATTACAAGCCGACAATAATGAATCATAAAATATTCCTGTTTCTAAATCAACAACTGCTTTTGAAAATCTATGATTATCTTTAATTTTTAATTTAGATTCTTCAGTATGTTTTCTACCAATACCTGCTTCACTCATTTTACGTTTTGTTTCAACAGAAAATTCCTTACCCCTTCTACCGCTTCCTAATTTATATCTTGTTTCTTCATCAGGATTAAATTGACCTTCACCACCACTATTTATATTTGTTAAATTATTAAGACCATATTCAGATATTAAAAAAATTTCTAATTCTAAAGCATCTTCTAATGTTAAATTATCAGCAACAATTTCAATAGCATAATCAGTTTTATTTACAATGTTTTGCCAATGTTTATTTCTTCTTGTTGAATATGGTCTATTTTTATTTCCCATACCAATATAAAAAATAGCATTTGTATCTAATCTTCTATGTCTATAAACTAATTTTTCTAATTGCATATAGTCATTGAATTTTGAATTGCAATATCAAATGTATAAGTAACACCAGCTATTTTATTTTCAAATCTTTCAGTAAAGAATTCAATTGATGCAGTACCATTTACAAGTTCGTAATCTTCACCTAACGAACCACGATTTAATACTTCTAAGAATCTATTTGCAACTGCTAATTGTGTATTTAAAACATCTTGTTCGTTATCATTGCCTATAAATATATCTGTAGTTTCTTGTTTGCTTTCGTCTACTATATCCATACTTAAAATAGATATATTATAATTTAAAACGTTACCTTGATAGCTAACTGAATTAACAATAATATGACTCAAAGGAAATATAGTTTGTTTGTTTAAATCAACTTTAAATATATCACCTGTTGTAACTGTGTTTACAAAAATATCTTCTTGTAATTGATTCTTAATTGCTTGTGTTATTTCGTAGAATGTACTCATTTATTTCTTTTTATTAAATCTGATTCTATTTGATTCTTTTGCTTTTCAAAAGTTAAATATGTTAAACATTGGTTAATTGGTAATTCGGTAATTCTATCAAAGTCTGTAACGTTTCCTTTAGCAAGAGCATAGATTGAACTATACCAGCCCCACCGTTTTCCGAATTGTGCTGTTGCAGAATATCCTTCATCTCCTTGCTGTTCTCCAAATAAGTCATCGTACTTTTCAATAGTTCGTTGCCTAAAGTGTAAAAAAAAACATTAGCACCAAATACAACATCTAAAGGTGCGTGTTTCATTACGTCTGAATATGTTATAGAACCATTGTACTTTTCAATGTCATACGTTCCATTTAAGCCATTCTTTTTAATTGGTCTATATAATACTGCCATTGCTTTATGCATTTGCTCCCAATCGCTTATATACGTGTCTAAATCTGTATATTCTCCAAATGTCATATCATCTAAATTAGGAATGAACCCAAATTCAACACCACCCATTTTAAATCTATTGATAAACTTATGATTTTTAATATCAAACATTTTACCAAGTGACTCAGTTATTTCTATTACTTCTTTATATCTTATTTCTGCAACTTCTTTTAAGTCTATACCACAAAACGTTTGTACCATTTTCTGATGTAAGAATTCTTCATCTGTGTTATCTTTAGCTATCTTTAAAAATGCTTGATACTGTGATAACTTAATTTCATTTAATTCTGTTGGTATGCTAATTTCTAACTTCATATTATTGTTTTTTATTATAATAAAATAAAGTTGTAATTGTATTAAACAAAAAAAAGACCTACATTTCTGTAAGTCTAATTTCCATTATTAATTAACCAGATTTAATTTTCCGTTGTATATATTTTAAAGAAGTTTATATTAGAATACTTATCTGTAAATATTTGTAATGCTACTTGAACGCTTGTACAGGTTATAGATTCATATATATAATCTTTTTCGTTAGCGTTACTGTAACGATACCAACCTTCAACTTTAAATGTTTTCATATCTTTTGTTTTTAATTATAAGCAAATATAATAATTATGTTTTAAATAAAATACATTTAACATAACTTTAACTATTCAAATAAGCAGAAGCTATTAAATACATTTGCTGCATCTTTTTAATTTCACCTATATTGCGTGGTAAGTTAATTCCTATTTCAACATTCTTAACGTGATGTAAATAACATTGTATTGCTGCAATCATTTGTCCGTATGTCATAATTAATATATAAAGTAGTTTCCTTTGTTTGGGTTCTCTAATTGGTAACCTACAGCATAACGTAAAGCATCTATTAAATGATTATGATTATCAATAGGTGTATTTGATTTCTTTTCTAACCAACTGTAATTATTTAACTCTTTAATTAAATTAATTGATTCAGGTGATATAATCAAATCATAATCTTGTAGTAACGCTATTCCATAAGTAACTGAACCTTGACCTTTAATTGCAGGAACTATATTTAATCCTGCCGATTGTAACTCAGATATTAGTCTTGGTTCAGCACTATCTGCAACTATTAAACTATCTAAACAATGTTGTTTATTTAAGTTGTGTATTTGACTCGTTGTTAATGCTTGTAAATAGAAACGTTCATTTATATAAATTCGTTTATTAGAAGCGTCTATATTACATTCTACTAATGTTGTAGGGTCATTACTAAAACCAAAATCTTGACCGAATACTGATGTTCCTACTTGTTCATACTTGCCTATAGTCCAGTTAGTAAATATAACTCCTTCTGCTTTATCTAACCAACCACCTAATATTTGATGCTTATATTTTTCAGGTCTACGTTTCTTTATATTTTCTATTTGATTAATAAATGATTCAGATAAATTTTCAATGTTATCTTGGTATGTTGTATGAATGTAAGTTGTATCACCTTTAATTAAATTACTTCCTGCTTGAACTCCTTTATCTTCAAAGAATTTCTTATAAATAAAATGTTCTTTAGTTGCTGGATTCAATACTAATAAAACTCTATTTTGTATTCCTTTAGTTCTTATACTGAAGTCTATCTTTTCAAATATTTCTTCATCGTTTAATTCTTCTGCTTCATCTAATACCCAAGTAGTAACTCCTGCTAATGATTTTAAACTTGCTGTTTGTGTTCCACTACTTGTTTTAATACCTTTAAATAGAATCTTAGACCCTGTTTTTTTATTTATAATTTCGTCTTTAGTAATATAAAATTCGTGGCTTAAATTAGCTGTTTCAATCTTATCTATAAATTCAGGTATAATAGAAACATTTGCAGAAGTCAAGGTATATCTTGTAAATAATATAACGTGTCCTACTTCATAAGTTAGCAGCAATAGAAACGAGTTCAAAGAATATGATTTCCCTGAACCCCTTCCACCTGTTATTACAAAATACCTACTATCTGAACCAAGTAGATTGTATTTGTTATTTAGACTTATCAATTTGAAAGATATCTTTTATATTAAAGTCATTTAGATTATGTGTAGTTTCTATAATTTCTTTTGGCTTACCAAATATATGTTCAGCAATAAACAATTGACCTCTTTGTGATTCCATTAATGTACCTTTAACAAAAGCTATTTTAGTATCTTCTTCTGTTTCTGTATTATATAATTCACCTAAAGCTTTAACAAATATATTGTTTACTTTTTCTTCTTCTACTTTTGATTTACGACCTGCGTTGGGTCTTGCACCACCTCTAACTTTTTCCATTTGAAATAAATAATGATTATTCAATTTAAAAATAAACATTTTTGTTTATTGTTTATATTAGTTCATCAATTTCTATATTATGATGTTGCAATAGTTCACATATTTTATCAAAGACTATTTCTATACCATCTTGTTGAAACTGTGATGTAATAGAATCGTTTAGTTGGTTGATTAATCCTTTCTTAGTATTATATACCAATTCAAATATAAAGTTCGCCATATCTAATGCTTTGACTGTTACTAAATATTCTGTGTTATCTTCAGGTAGATTGAATTCTAATGTTGCTTTCATTTTGTTTTTGGTTTACAGTTATTACAGTATAATTCTTTTGTTAGTCCTATAGATATTATTACGCTACAAGTATGGCATAGTGTTGCACCTATTCCACCATTAAATTTATGAATCGGTTTTATCTTCTGTTTCATCTTTAGTTTTTATTTCCCAATAGTAATCACATTCTAAATTATTATTTGGTGGTTTACAAAAATACGATTGTCTAAATTGACTTGGTTCTGCTTTATATCTGTAACACGTTGAACTTAGTTCGCAATTGTTACCACTACACATTGTTATATCTGGCATAATTATTTGTTTTTATATAGTTTAGTTAATTCTTTTGCTACTTCCTTCCAGTGTTCTGTTTGTTGCATATCACCTGATACTAATTGTCTATTGTATTCTATTGAATATTTATCGAATAATATCTTTGCTCTTTCTTTTGCTGATATGTAACCTGCTTTAAGTTTCATATAGTTTTCTGCTTGTTCTTTTGTTGTCATAGTATTATTATTGATGTTATTAAACTCATTATTGTCACTATTATTATAAATGCTACTATTACTGCAGTTATAAATGTTTCTGTTTCTTTTCTCATAGTCTTATGTTTTTATTCATTGTGTAAAATGCTTTTAGTCTATCGTTTATTATTTCATATTGCATTGTTCCGTTTGTTTCTTCTAAAAGATTGTTTAAGTTTTCTATTATTTCAAAGTCATATCTTTTCATTTGTTTTTGTTTTCTTAGTTCTATTTCTAATCTATCTTTGTCAAATGTCAATTGATATATTCTTTGCTGCAATTGTTCTACTTCATTAAGTTCTTCTATTTGTCTTTCATCTACTTTTATAAAGTGTGACATTATAATATCTTTTAACTTTTTTAAGTCTTTATTGTCTTTAGAATATACTTCATACATTTTTAAAGAATGTATTACTGAAGCGTGATTTAAATCTACTGTATCACCAATTGATTGTAATGTTCTATTTGGTTTTAATTCTTTTAAGATATTACAATATAAAGAACGTATTTCAACTGTGTTTTTCTTTCTTGTTCTTATGTTTATATCTGTATCTGTTTCTTGTAGTATTATTTCTTTTAATCTTTCTGTTATGTCCATTTTAATATTTCTGTTATTGGAATTAATATTGCTTTTGATGTGTTATTATCACCCATTGATTTTATATTTCCTTTCTTGTAATATGTTCTACAAATATCTTTTAGTCTATTTGCTTTTATGATTAATATTATTTCATCTTTATAATCACCTGAAAATATTATTGCCCAATAGTCTGCTTCTGATTTTGCTATTCCTGATGGTTTATTTCTGCTTTCATATTCTATTGCTATATTTCCACTTTTGTATATCCAGCTATCACGTTTTACTTCTATAGTTTTTAAAGTAAGTATTTCGTTTAATAGTTGTTCGCCTATCTGACCTACTTTTAAATCATATTTAAAATCATTACAATATTCCATTTTATTCGTATGCTCCAGTTATATTATTTCTTTTTTCGTTTGATTGTTTTACTTCTGTATATTCATTTGATAGATTTTCAAAACCTAAACTTGTAATAACATCAATTTTAATTACTTTCAATGGTTCTTTTATTCCTAATCTAACATTTTTAAAATATCCATCTTCTTCTTTATAAACTACTTTTTTTAATTCAATAGTATCTTTACCATTTTGCAAAGTTAAATTGCAATAAAATATTTCTTTACGTTCCATTTAAAATAATGTTTGTTGGTCTAAATAAGGTTGTAATCTTTTGTTTGCAATATCTAAATAATCTTTTGATATTTCACTACCAATCCAATTTCTTTTATAAATATGTGCTGATTTTGCAGTTGTTCCTGTTCCCATAAATGGGTCATATATTAAATCATTTTCTTTTGAAAAATTGTTAATAAAGAAATTAGGTAACCAATCACCAAAAGCAAAAGAATGACCTGAATTTTCTTTACCACTGTTAACAGGTTTTATTATTATATTTTTCATATAATCACCATTTCTATTATTAAAATTACAATAGTTAAATTTTCTACTACTTGGATTGTCTTTTGATATACAAAATATATATTCGTAACCACTTGAGCACATTGTTTCAACTATTGAACTTGGTGGATTGTTTTTTGCCCAAATAAAAGTTTCTTTAATATTATCTTTATATTCATTCATTATAAATGCAATAATACCTTTATTATTTGTAACCTCTTGAATATTCCAAAATATATGATATTTAGTAACTCTTAATAATTCATCAATCCATAATTTAGTTTGATTAAAATAATCTTCTATACTTAAATTATCATTATATTTATCATAAGTTTTTTTATCAAAACCACCATTAATTCTTGAATTACCAATATTATAAGGTGGACTTGTAATAACTAAATCTACAAAGTTATCCGGCATTCTTTTCATTGTTTGTAAATTGCTTTCACAATATATTTTATTTATTTCCATTTTAGTTTGTTTTTAGTTTTAATAAGTTCCAACATTCAACATATCTTTGTCTTGCTTTACCTTTGTGTATTTCTTTAAAGAGTTGATATATCTTTTTAGTGTATTGGTATTTGCTTTTGCATTCTGCTAAATACTTTTCTGCATACTTTTTACCATATCCTTTGCAGTAGTTTACATTATCAGCAGTATCACCTATTATCATTTGTTCGTAAAAATTATACAATGCTTCTTCTTCAGATATATCATAAATCACTTTATGCTTTGCGTGGTAATTATACATCAAACAAGGGAACTGTTTATAATCTTTATCTATTGAAACTATTATAACGTTATCACGACCTATTTCATTTGATAATTCAAACCAGTATTTAGCTACAACATCATCTGTTTCACATCCATAACCCCAAATAGAATTATATTGTTCTTTTACAAATGTATGCATTTCATTTAACAAAGGTGGTAGATTATTGTAATCCCTATTTGCTTTATATTTTGGTGAAATATACTTTCTAAAATTACCTTTAGAACCTGAAAATGTTTTAACTTCATTTATTTCGTAAAAATCTTCCAAGTGATTTATAATAGACATAAACACTTCATCAAATTTAGCAATTGAATCTTCTATGTTATGGTGAAATCCATCGTCTTCTATTGTTTCTCGTTTCTTGTAGCAGCTTGAAAATATCAAACTATCTGCGTCAAATAGTACTATCATTAATTTACGTTTTGATTGTTAATTATTAACTTTAAAATATGATTGTAAACACTTAATTCACGTTCTGTACTGTTAATTATTACAGTTAAATGTTCGTCGCTAATTAAACTTTTACCGCTTATTAAATCGTTAACTGCTTGGTGTAATTCTCTATCCAATCCCATTACTTTAGATTGTATTTTTATTAATGCTAATTCATTCATTATCTTATTCTTATTTTATCTAAATTTGACATTGTTTCATCGTAATTTAATACTTGTTTTACTACTTCATTATAAGCATCACTTTCGTTCCATTCTTTTATCAATGCTTCTGCTACTTGTGTAAGTTTGTTTCTTACATACACATTCTCTGTTAAATTAACTAACTCAATACAGTTACTTAATGTTTCAATAATTTCTTGCTTTGTCATAATGTTTGTTTTTAATCCTATTTTTATACTTTGGGTATAAAATAGTGCTTGTTTTAAATTGTTATACAAATATAAACAAGTTTTTAACACAAAATACATTTTAACAAATATTTAACATAAAAAAAAGCAACCATTTCTGATTGCTTAATCCCCCGTTATTAAATTAATCGTAAATGTAAGACCTACCGCTAAACCTTTTTTGATAACTTTTGATTAATTATTTTTCTGTATACTTCATTAACTGATTCTTTATTGTTACCTCGTTTCCAGTTAAAGTCTATTATTCTATTTATTCTTTGCAGTGCTGATTGTTTACTTTTCATACTACAAATGTTTTTAATTTTTCAATATATAAAGTTGCATCCATTAATTCTTGCTGAAGATGATTCATCCAATCTAAAGGAGTTAAATCTGTTCTATCTAATGTTACACCATATTTATTTATTCCTACTTCAGAACGTTGTTTAAATTGTTCTATAACTGATTCTACTATTGTGTCTTTCATTTATCTATTTTTAAATTCTTTATATAATTGCTTTGAAGTTTTTTGATATCTTTCATTTTTCCAAAATCTAACTCCGGAATTATTTATATTAACTAAAATATAATGATTTTCAGCTAACCATTCAGCAAATTCTATTGATTTCATTTGTTAAATCTTTTTGAGTGTTGTTTATATAATTCCATTGTTTTCTTTAATGCTTCGTATTCTGTTAATTGTAAATCTTGTGCATTATCTTTTAAAGTATGTACTTCTAATCTATTTGATATTTGAAATTTAACTACTTTGTATTTCTTTGAATTTTGTATTGGCTGTATAACATAAGCTAAATCATTCTTGTGACAAATATAACTACATTGTAATTCTTCATCTGTTGGAATATATTTTTCTAATTGTTTCTTCGCCATTAGTCTAATTTTAAAAATTCTGTTTCAGCGTGTTCTGCAAACCATTCTTTGTTTTCTTTATATTTGTCGATAACTGCATTTATAAATACTAATTCATCTATTGAACTTGTTTGCAATTTTTTAACTATTGTTTCAATACTGTTTAAAATGTTTGTTGTTGTTTCTGGGTCTGTATTGTAAATTATACTATATTCTTTTCTTACTGTTTCTTCTAAATCTTTATTTAAACTGTTAATTTTGTGTTTAATTTGTTGTTTGTATTGTGTTGTAAAAAACAAACTTTCATTTGCTTCAAGTAATAATTGACTTAATATTACTGATTTTAAATACTCTTGTTGTATTACATTTATTTCCATTAGTCATTTAATTTGTATTCGTTATACACTTTTCTTAATTCGTCAATTTTACCTTTCCAACAAGAACCACAAGAACTTAACTGTAAACGATAATTAAATACATTAAAATAAATATCTGATACTGCTAATTGTTCTGTCGGTGTTAATGTGTTTTTTAAAGGGTCTAAAAATCCCGTTAATAAATTATAATCTGATTCAGTTAAACAATTGATATTTCTATTGTAAGGAAATAATTTATTTAATGTTTCTTTACGTTTGTCGCATCCACAATCTATTCCAGTTGCTTTACTAAATGTTTCAACTACTGCTTTAATTCCTGTTGCTTCTGTGATAGCTTCTATTGTATCACCTAATCCTTTTGCTTTTCTTTTAGCCATTTTAATTGTTTTTAATTTTGTTTATATAATTCAAATCTTCTTTTGTAATTTTGTAATCTTTTTCTCTTACTAAATGAATAATATTAGATATTGAAAATATCATTTTTAAATCATTTGTTGTTGGTGTTTCTTCTATTTTAACTTTAGATAATGTGTTAAAATCTATATAATCATAAAATTTTATTAAACCTTCTATATAATTCCAATTCATTAGTACAATGTATTATAATCATTTGTAATATAATCTTGATAATCTTTTTGGAACTTAGTATTTAATATTTCTTTGTAATTCTTAATACTATGAAATATTGATATTAAACTTATATTTGTTTCTTTTGCAATATCACGCATACTCATATCTGTATCTCTATACAATTTAAACAGTTTGCGGTCATACCAATGCCAGTTATCTATTTCTTCATCAATCATTAAACATATATCATTATACGCCTTGTGTTCTTCTACGTTTGAATCATCAAATAATTCCCAACATCCATCAAAAGATACTTTATTAATCTTTTTCTTTTTGTTGTAAAACTGATAATAAAGACTTCTAAGCGTAAAAAACATATATCCTTTACGTACATTACCATTTACATCAATTAACTTTGTAGCATCAGCGTATTTAATTAAAGCAATGTAGCTTTCTTGGACAATATCTTCTGCATAATCGTACTCACCAAGTTTATGAATAACTTCTACCCATTCTTTGTGATGTTTTGCAACCTGTTC